TCAGGATCTTATTAACTCTTTTCTTTGGTTCAACACCGCTCCGATTGTAGCCACCGGGCGTTCTTCAAATGTAGCCACGGCAATCATCGCCAATCCTGGCCAGTTCGTAGTGGGTCAAGCCGTAACCATAAGCGGGTGTGGCGCGGGCTTTAACGGATCAAAGACGATTACCAGCACCAGCCCTTATCCATCGTCAGTTAACGCGCCATATCTTCCAAGCCGCTGGGTTTTTCCGCTTGGATACCAGTACATCCAATATGCAAGCACTGGCAGCGATGAGTTGATCCACCTAGTTCAACCGTATGGCTTGATGACTGGCCCGGACGATAAAACGGCAACTTACGCAAACACACCAGCGATTCGCTCCGCCTCTCTCATGTTGGCCACTAATATTTGGCAGTCCAGACAAGCTACACAGAACGGCGGAATGGGAATCGATGGATACACTCCGAGCCCATTCCGGATGTCCAACACTTTAATGGCAAGCATTCGTGGGCTTCTCGCTCCTTATCTTTCACCCGCAGGAATGGTTGGATGAACGATGCCTCCAGCAGCCCTGACTACGCTTCGAACAACAATAGCAACGGCTTTAGCCAATGCTGGTGTGTGGTCAACCTTCAGCTTTCCACCGCCAGTAATTCTTGCCAACTCAGTGATTGTTGCTCCAAGTGATCCCTACCTTGTGCCCTCGAACAACTCTCAAGCGTCTATCGCTTGCATGGCTAACTTTAAGATTATTATGACGGTTCCTTATCTAGACAATCAGGGGAATTTAAACGGCATGGAAAGCACCATTGTGGCCGTCTTTAATAAACTAGCTTCATCAACTTTGGTATTCAACATCACCGGCGCATCAGCTCCAGCAGTGTTGGATGCACCGAGTGGGCCCATGCTTACATCGGATTTCAATATTACCGTTCTCACCACTTGGTCATAGGAGATAAAATGAGCGAAACAAACGCAGAGAATTTGGCTTGGCTTGTCAAAGTCGGCCAGATCAAGGATACAAAGGCTGCTAAGCCAACGACAACAGAAAACGAGGAATAACACATGGCAATCTATCTAAATAACAATGTTGGCGTGAAACTTGCAACCGCAGCCGCGCCAACAGTTCCATCAATTGACATCTCAAGTTATGTGAGTGCAATTACTTTAACGCAAATCGTAGATGAGCTGGAAGTCACAACTATGGGTGATTCTGCCCACAAGGTAGTGGGTGGATTGCAGTCAGCCACTTTGCAAATCGACTTCTTTAATGACTGGGCCGCGGCTTCAGTTATGACAACTCTTCAATCAGCATTTGCAACGACACTAGCTGTCTCAATGATCACCGTAAAGGGAACAGCCGTCAGCGCAACTAATCCCACCTACCAGTTCTCAATCTTTGTCAACAACCTCACTCCAGTAGGATCCGGCGGAGTTGGCGATGAAGCTTCATCAAGCATTTCATTCACCGTAAACACAACAGTCACAGTTTCAACATCTGTGGCATTCTAAGGAGCAATAATGGCACGCTTGAAAATCACCAGGGCCTCTGGGGATGTGGTCGTTCCGATCACCCCAGTGGTTGAATATGCGTTTGAAAAGTACACAGGCAAAGGCATTCATAAGCAGTTCCGGGACGAAGAGAAGCAGAGTGACATCTACTGGCTGGCGCACAACGCGCTGTCTCGTATCGAGGTGATTCCTCCATTTGGAGAAGAGTTCTTGGGAACTTTGATCTCAGTAGAAGTTGTGGATGATGAGCCTGCAAAAAAATAGATCGGGGGAGTTTCACCTACCTAGTGGCCTCACTAGCGGTGGAATTACACATAAGCCCCACTGAGGTTTTAGAGTTAGATGAAAGAATGTTTAAGGCCGTGCTTCAAGTATTGAATGATCGAGCGAAGGAGAGGGCCCATGCCAGTCAACATAAGCGGCGTTGAACCCACTTTAAAGGCCATGCGTAAATTTGATGGAGATCTCTACAAGGAAATGAACAAAGAGATTAAAGCCGCAATGATAACAATTCGTGATAAAGCGCGGGCTGATGTGCCAGTCCCGTATCCAAGCTACTTATACGGCTGGGCAAAGGGCAAAAAAAGCACTGCGCCAAAAATATTTAATACGAGTGGGCGTGATCGGGCCTTTCCTCTTTATGACCCTTCAGAAGTTAAGCGAGGCATTGTTTATAAGCAAGGAAAGTCCAGTGTTAATCGGGCTGGTTTTGCAGCCCGTTATTATGTCTCCAACAATTCAGCAGCCGGGGCAATCTACGAGACTGCCGGGCGCAAGTCCGGAGCTGATGGACAAACCTGGGTGGGGCCAAAGGGATCTGGGCGCGATGTCAGCCGATCAAACAATCCGGATGCAGGTAAATTGTTTATAGGATCTATGGGGCCCTTATACGGTAAAGGCAAAGAACAAGGGCGTTTGATATTTAAGGCTTGGGAGCAAGATCAAGGCAAAGCTTACATAAGTGTAATAAAGGCAATTGATAAAGCCACGACAACATTTAACACCAGCGGTGGTGCTGGTACCCAATCCGGATATGCTCTGGGGGCCTAATGCCAAATTTATTAGTTAACGCCGTTGCTACTTGGAACGGCAAGGCTCTTCAAAAAGGCCAAAAACAAATCAGCGGATTTGATAAAACAGTTAAAGCTTTAGGCAAGTCACTGGCCAGCGCATTTGCGGCTCAAAAGGTCATTAATTACGGCAAGGCTGCGGTCACTGCATTTACCCAGGATGATAAAGCCGCAAAGGTACTGACAAAGACTTTAGATAATCTTGGCCTTAGTTTTGCTAATCCTGCGGTGGCGGATTACATAAGCCAACTTGAAAAACAATTTGGTGTTCTTGATGACTATTTGCGCCCTGCTTATCAGAAACTTGTTACCACGACTGGCGATTGGCAAAAATCACAGGATCTATTACGAACTGCCTTAGATCTATCCGCCATGAGCGGGGCCGATGTTGTATCGGTTGCATCAGATTTGTCCAAGGCATATGCTGGAAATACTAAGGGATTGCAAAAGTACGCACTGGGATTAAGTAAAACTCAGCTAAGTGCAATGTCATTTGAAGAAATCCTTTTAAGAATCAGCAAGATAAGTTCGGGTCAGGCTGCCCTGGCCGCTGATACCTATGCTGGAAAGTTAGCCAAGCTAGATGTAGCTGCGGCAAATGCCTCTGAAACAATTGGCGGGGCTTTGGTTGATGCCTTTGTGACTTTAGCCGGAGATGGAAATATTGACAAAGCCACGGCCAAGATTGATTTCTTTGCTCAAGCCTTAGCCACACTGATTTCTCCCACACGGATGTCTGAACTGTTAGCCGGAGTAGATTGGAAATTTGGAATCATCCCAATCACCAAGACACCCAACACAAACCGATCCAAAAGCCCAGCGGGAACTTATGCCAGAAATGCTGCTGAAATAGCTGCGGCAGCGGCAGCAAAAAAGCAACAAGCTGACATGCTGGCATTGACGAAGAAATCAGCTAAAGCTCAGGCAGATATGCTGAAACTAGCCAAGGCCAAGTCAATCTTTGATCTACAAAGAATTCAAATAGAAGCTGCCCTAAAGGGCAAAATCTCCGAAGAGGAGAGAATTCGCCTGTTATTAATGAGGGCAATCATTGAAGAAAATCAAACTGACATCGAAAAGTACACAAAAATGCTTAATGATGTTCAAGGCAAAGTGACCGAACTCCAGGAACTTCTAACTGAGGTTTATGCAATGGATGCGGGTAACCCTTTTATCTCATGGGAGATTGGCCTGGACGGGGTTCAAAGAGCCCTCATAACTATTAATGATCAGTCAATTGAACTGACAAATACCCTGGCTCAAAACTCCCTGGCGATGGGCTTATTGGGTGGAGCTTCATTCGCTCAGGCACTATCGGGAGCCCGTTATGCGGCACAAGCGGCTGCCCAAGCCGGGATTGTAGGCAACCTAGGAACTCTGCCAACTGTAACTTCGACAACTACAACCACACCGAGTGTGACTTCCGTGACGGTTAATGTTGCAGGTACTGTTACTGCGCAGGCTGATCTTGAGAAAGCAATCCAGGATGCAATCAACTCCTCCAATGCCAGTGGAAACTCAGGTGTATTGACACCTAAAACATGGAGAGCAGAAGTCTAATGGCACTTCCAGCAACTATCGGGGTTACAATTAACTTTAGCGATGGCCCAACTTATGGTTATCCATTCACCATTGGATCATCCCTTTATGGCGTATTGGGAGTCAACGAACTAGCTGGATCTTCTAGTTCGACTTTAATTCAAGACTTCTCAAATCAAACCACGCAAATTACCGTTCGAAGAGGCCGTGACCTTTTCACGGATGTTTATAACGGTGGCATGGCCACGGTAAAAATCCTTGATCCAAACGGGGATTTCAACCCACAGAACACAGCGTCTCCTCTCTTTGGTTATGTAAAACCCTTACGCAAAATACAAATAACTGCCACTTATTCCGGAACTACCTACTATCTATTCAGCGGTTACACATCCGAATACCGATACACCTACCCGACAGGCCAAGAAATCGGCTATGTCACCGTTTATTCCTTCGATGCCTTTAAGATATTTAACCTGGCCCAGATTGGCACAGTGGCCGATTCCGGCGCGGGCCAAGATACTGGCACAAGAATTAATCGAATTCTGACACAAATTGAATGGCCTAATTCCATGCGTTCAATTGATACCGGGGATACGATTTGCCAGGCTGATCCGGGAACAGCTAGGACTGCACTCCAGGCTATTCGTATTGCGGAATTCAGCGAATTAGGGGCTTTCTACATCGATGTTGGCGGCAACGCCGTGTTTAAAAGTAGGTCAGCCACCATCGAGACTATCGATGACACTCCCACCGTTTTTAATCAGACTGGGGGCATTTCTTACGCCAATCTTAAGTTTGCCTTTGATGACAAGCTGATTATCAATTCGGCCAACATCACGCGCATAGGCGGTACGACTCAGACCTATACCAACACTGCCAGCGTTGACACTTACTTTATCCATTCGGTGGCATCCAATAACTTACTTATGCAGACCGATGCCATCGCCATGGATCTAGCCACGGCCTATGTAAACAGCCGCAAAGACACCACTATCCGAATTGACTCAATGACTTTAGATCTTTCAACGCCAAATTACTCCGCAGGGGTCACGGCGGCTCTTAGCCTTGACTTCTTCGATAATGTCACTATCTCTAATATTCAGCCTAATGGGGATACAATTACGAAGACACTACAAATTCAGGGGGTCAATCATGACATCACTCCGAATTCGTGGTTTAGCACTTTCACAACGATGGAGCCAATCACCGATGGTTTTATCATTGGGAATTCAGAGTACGGGATCTTAGGCGTTTCAGCCTTGGCGTGGTAAAGGAGCAATAATGGCAACAGGATTTCCAGCAGCAACGGGAGATGTCCTATCGGCGGCGATGTTTAACGGCCTGGTGGCCTTTACTCTAAACGCTCAGACCGGCACGACATACACCTTGGTTTCAACCGATCAGTACCAAGTGCTAGTTCAAACAACTAATGCCGGTACAAAAACAGTCAGCATTCCAACCGATGCTACATACACATTCCCAACAGGCACGGTTGTTACATTTCTTAACACTGGAGCCGGAGATTTGACCGTGAACGCAGTGACAGCAGGAACAACGACAATAACAAGCGTTGGAGCAACCGTTGCAGCTCCTAAAATAGGACAATATAAATCTGCGGTAGCAATCAAAACTGCTGCAAACGCCTGGACTGTTTGCGGCGCGGTGTCTTAATGATTACGGCTTTAGTGGGTGCGCTATCGGGAAGTGGTAAGTCTCCAATAACTTCTATTGATTACTTGTTGATTGCCGGAGGCGGTGGAGGCGGCGGCGGGAATGCGGGCATGGGCGGTGGAGGAGCTGGAGGCCATATTTATCAAACGGGCATCACTGGTTTATTTACGGCAACTAATTACGCAGTAACAGTCGGAGCAGGTGGCACAAGCTCCGCAGGAAGTAGTACATCTGGCAACAACAGTTCTTTTAACACCTACACAGCAGCAGTTAAAGGCACAACGGGTGTGGGAAGCGGTACAGCGGCAACGGGTGGATCGGGTGGTGGCGGTGGTACGGACGGTGGAGGCACGGTTGCCTATGGTGGCGCAGGAACTGCTGGGCAAGGTAATGCAGGCGGTAACGGTGTTCTTTACAACACCGGTGGAGGTGATCCACGCAAGTATCTTGGCGGAGGCGGTGGAGGAGCGGGAAGCACGGGAACAACTGCGGTAACAACAGGTGGAGCTGGTGGTTCTGGAACGGCAAATTCAATCACTGGAACTTCAGTTACCAGAGCGGGCGGAGGCGGTGGAGGTTCAGGTGGAGAAAACGCGACTTATCGCGCTGCTGGAGCTGCTGGAAGTGGTGGAGGAGCTGCTGGTCGTATGGCTGACGGAGCAGTGAGTAATGCTGATGCCAACACTGGAGGTGGAGGCGGCGGTGGAAACTACAACGGAAACGCTGGTTATGTTGCTGGTTCTAATGGAGGCAGTGGAATTCTAATATTGCGTTATGCAAACACTTTAACAATTACAATTGGAGCGGGCTTGACAGGTACAACCGCAACTGACGGATCTTTTAAAGTGACAAGCATAACCGCAGGCACGGGGAATGTGAGTTGGTTATAATGGCGCATTATGCATTTTTAGATGAGAATAATATTGTCACCGAAGTTATCCCTGGAATTGACGAAACAGAAACCATTGAAGGATTAGATCCCGAAACATGGTATGGCAATTTTAGAGGCCAGGTATGCGTCAGGACTTCCTATAACGGCAATATAAGAAAAAGATACGCTGGGATTGGAATGTCTTACGATCCTGAAAGGGACGCATTTATCAATCCCGAACCAGCCAATTCCATGGGATTTGACGAAGAGACTTGCGATTGGATAATCCCGCATGGAAATTAGCCATAACGGTTGGCCAGCCTCGAAGAATCAACTAGAAATTGGAATTAAGAGTTACCCAGTGCCAGGCACAACAATCAAACTGCGGTGTGCAGAGGCGGTTGCGCCATTATTGATTGGACTAGCTGCTGAATTTCACGAGCTGATTGAGCCGTTAGATGTCGGATCACTTGATGACTGGGGATATTGTTACCGGCCAATCCGTGGGCAAACTGCCAAGTTGAGCAATCACTCATCCGGCACGGCTTTAGATCTCAACGCCTCCAAGCACCCCTTGGGGCAGACCAATACCTTTGATCCACTCAAAGTCCCCATGATTAGGGCCCTGGCTCATAAATACGGTTGCACATGGGGTGGGGATTATAAGAATCGAAAAGATGAAATGCATTTTGAGATCAGCATTAGTGCAGCCAAAGCGGAGGCATTAATTAAGAAAATACAAGGAGAGAAGAAATGAACTCACAACTCAAAACGGCGGCCTTGTCGTATCTCAGAGCTGCACTGGCATCAGTAGCTGCTTTATATCTTGCGGGAATTACGGATCCTAAAATCCTCCTTAACGCCCTTCTAGCAGGCTTCATTGGCCCGGTACTACGCGCCGTGGATCCAAAGGATGCAGCCATAAGCGTAGGCAAGAAGTAAGATGGAACTCCAGGCATGGGTCGCCGTAATCGTAGGCGTTATGGCGATTCTGTCTGGACTATACGCCGGGGTGCGGTTTATCGTGCGCTCAATCATGGCCGAAATAGGGCCCAAGGCAAACGGGCACAGCCTCAAAGAACAGGTCAATAGGCTGGAAGCCCGCCTAGACCATATTTACACCATTTTGCTGGAGCGTTAGACACGCCGAACGCCGTTGATGTCGTAAATCTTGTTCATATCGTCTATACTTGGTTTATCGCAACACGGCGATATAGACGGAGGGCCTCCAAATATGAAAATAACGCTGGAACTGACTCAAAACGACTTTGAGCATTTGACTACAACCTCGATGCGTTGGGGTAAGGATTGGGAAAGCAAAGCTGGTCGATTTGAACCAATCTTGGACAACACAAAGATCTCTTACGCCTGGGCCTTTGCCCACTGGGTTGATACATACGCCGATTACATCCTGGCTGCGGCATTTCTCAAATCAATTGCTGAAGCTCATGAAGCGGCCTTTGATATTGGCACAGGCGAAGTCGTAATCCTGACCGACTACGCCGGATCATGGAATGCGTTGTGAGCATCATGGAGCCGGAATACCTAAGCACTACTGAGATGGCAGCAATCCTAGAAGTCACTCCAGCAACCTTGCGCCGCTTGGTACGAGATAAAAAAATCACCGCATATAAGCCCCTTGGCGGGCACTATCGATTCGACATGGACAAGACGATTCAAACCTTCTGGAGAATGGAAAGCGAGGATTCCAAGTGATTGATTTTCTTTCGACTTTATCTGATGCGGGTATCTTCCTGGGATCAGTCATAGTTTTAGGCTTGCCAATGATTGCAGGCTACTTGTTGGGCAGGGAGATAGGCCTAGATCAAGGGCACAGAGCCGGGTTTGACTTAGGGAAGGCAGTGGGCAAGCGTGAAGCCGCCAACAGTCAGCGATAACTCAGTCATAATTGCACGCAAGGCCAAACGCACATCGATTGATGCGGCCATCCGCAAGTATCCAGAGACTGGATCACTACGCCTAAAGATTTACGAGCTGCTGATTAGGGCCGGATTACGAGGAGCCACGGATCAAGAAATCGAGGCAATCCTCTCCATTCCCGGCAACTCAGTTAGGCCCTTGCGTAAGTCTTTAGAATGCCAGGGTTTCATTATTGACTCAGGCCTGACACGGAAAAATAACAATGGCAACCAGTGCATTATCTGGCGTGCCGTGGACGAAGGGATGATGCTGTGAGTTTTAACATGGACGATTATGTGGATGTAGCTGAGCGGATGCGCAAGACTAAGGAGATCTACCCGGAGGGTGTATTTAGACCAGCCAACCCAGCGGAGCCGTTTAAGATTGTTGAGATTGGCGGCGTCACTTATATTGCTTACACGGCAGCGTTTTACCGTGATCCGTTTGACCCTTGCCCAGCTATTGCTTGCGCCTGGGAGGAAGTACCGGGTCGCACGCCATACACAAAGGGCAGCGAACTGATGAACGCTGAAACCAGTGCCTGGGGTAGGTGCGCCATTGCAGTAGGCCTAGCTTCTAAGAAGATTGCTAGTGCCGATGAAATACGCAATCGCCAAGAAGCTCCAAAAGCCACAGTCACGACAATCAAGAAGACTGACCAGGAACAATACGATCCATGGGCCACGCCAGCGGTTACGCCTGACGCTCTGGATGCCTGGCACTGTAAGCACGGTGATCGTGTAGTGCGAGAAGGCGAGAAGAACGGGCGTTCTTACTACGGCATGAGCTGCATGAAGACTCTCAACTCAGGCGAGCAATGCGAGACAAACTGGTTCGTACTCTCAGCCGAAGGCAAGTGGGTTCCAAAGATAGCGGCGGTAAAGTAATGGGAGAAATCACCTACATTGCCAAAGGCACTGCCACGACAATCCACGATGATGGATCAACTACGGCCAAGCCAACGGGGGAAATACTCTGCGATGGTTGCAACGAGTACCGATACCCAGGAGCTGGCATTGCGTACCGGGAACACGGGGAAACCGTCCTGTGGCTCTGCGTGTACTGCAAATGAGCGTGCAATTTGAGTGCAGGCGATGCAAGAAGATTACGGAGCAAATCGAGCGCATCATCACGGACAACCTGCCTGATCATGTAAAGGTTCTGCAATGTACGAGGTGCGGCAATATGGGCGTGTGCTTGCTGGAGGGTCAAGCATGAGTGAGCGTCTGGATTTAGACTTTGGCCACAGTGAGATAGATCATGGAACCTCTGATGACTATTACACGCCGCCCTTTATCTTCGAGGGTTTAGGCCTGAGATACGCCATGGATGTGTGTTCACCGCCTGGTGGCTCGCCTTGGATACCAGCTGACCGATTCCTAAGCATTGTCGAAGATGGCCTTGCTACGCCTTGGGAGGGCCGGGTATGGATGAACCCGCCTTACTCTAAGCCAACGCCCTGGATACATAAGTGGATCCAACACGGACACGGCATAGGCCTAGTTCCTATGAGCAAGGCGGCCTGGTTTAATGTCTTATGGGAGCGGCCTGATGTCGCCTTCATTAGCTTGATTAATACCCTTAAGTTCATGACCCCTAACGGTGAGGCCAAAGGTATCTTCATGCCTACGGTTCTAATTGGTATCGGTGAGGAAAATATTGAGGCAATGCGTCACAGCGGATTGGGGCGTGTGCGTTGAAGTTATCCACAAGAGTTATCCACAGGGCCATAGTTCTGTGGGAATCGCCCAAGAATCACGCTGATGCTTGACCTGATCGGTACGATGCAGACTGCACGGCAGGGCCCTTTAGGGATAGCCCGGCTGGGTTGGCTTCATCTATTGGCCGCGCTTTGCTTATTGCTAGGGAGCCCTGAAGCTAGTGCATTAAGTACTAAAACAATTCAGATTTATGCGGGATCACTACTCACTCCTTTAGAGTTCTCTTCAGCCTTAGTCTTATGGGATAAAGAAAGTCGATGGGATATTAAAGCGGTAAACGGCTCACATTACGGCCTATGCCAAGGGCGCAGTACCTATATGGCCAAGGCTAACTATAAGCAGCAGGTGCACTGGTGTATTGCTTATGCGTACAATCGTTATGGATCTATAACAAAGGCACTGGATCATTGGAGGGCACACGGATGGCACTAAGACACAACAACAACACGGCAGAGTTTAAAAGACAAAGGCTTCGTGTGCTGGCCAGAGATCAAAGGGTGTGCCAGTATTGCGGGGCAGAAGACGCTACGCATGTGGATCATGTCATTGCCAAGGTTCACGGAGGAGGAGACGACATGGATAATCTTGTTACGAGCTGTGCCCCGTGTAACCTCAAGAAGGGCAAGAAGTCATTGGCCCTTTTTTTAGGCTCAACATCTAC